AAAATAGTGCGGATAGTTTTGTTGATTATTCTTACCCTAAAGATAATAGATATGATTTGATATTTACCTGCCCACCCTATTATAATCTCGAAAAATATACAGATATAGAAGGTGATTTATCTTTACATAACGATTATAAAAAATTCATGTTTGATTATGCATATATCATAGATAAATGTTATAATTATCTTGAAAATGATTCTTTTATGGTATGGGTTGTATCTGATGTAAGAAATAAAGAAACTACAGAATATTACGGACTTGTAGCTGATACGATAAAGTCAGCACAACATAATGGATTTAAACTCTATAATGAAATCATTCTTTATAATGATACAGGAAATCTTGCCATTGTAAGTGGAGATTATCTGAACAAAGCAAGAAAAGTAGGTAGACAGCATCAAAATGTATTAGTATTCTATAAAGGAGACACTAAGGCGATAAGATACAAATTCAAAGAGTTATAGGAGGTATAATATGGGAAGTATCGGAACAAATAGAAACATAGTTAATATGACAAAAACAGAAAGACTTGCGGAAGTTAGACGTGAAGTTGAAAGTGGAACTAATGCAAGTGTCGCTGAATTGTCAAAAAAAAATATAATTTGTCTATGATGGAGGCAGGCCAAGTTGTATTTGACCATGTTACCAAACAACGTACCGAAGTACAGACTAAATCAGCACAGCAAAAAGAAAGAAAAGTTTCCGCACAGTCCAAGACCACAAGTAGCACACGAATTGAGGCTATGACCAATTCTTTAAGAGATAATCCAAATGGTACACTTATAGGTACATCTGGAAATACTACTCATGTTATAGAGGCAGATAAAGTTAAAAGTAGTTATACAAGACCTGATGGAGTGCGTGTTCCTACTTCAAAGATAATTTATTCTGTTACTCCAATTACAAAAGGTAGAAATTCTGCAACCACTAAAGTATTTAAAAATCAGAAAGAATTGAACGATTATATGAATAATACGGGAGCTAAATGGAAATCAAGAAAGAACAGATTATCAAATAAGCAGAAAGATGAATTATTTGATTAAAAATAAAACCTCATTCAATAGGATTGCCGTTTTTTGACGAGTTAAATCGTCTTAATATTAACATAAAAACACTGGTTATATAAAATAATCAGTGTTTTTTTATTGCCTATTTATATGTTATAATATTATGTAAACAAGTTAAATATTAAATACACGAGGAGGAGTATAATGGCTTCTTTTTCTCAAATATGGCAAAAGTTGAAAGGAGTAGTTAATACAGTGCTTAACGGTAGAACAATACAACAGGTTTTGCATATAACACCTGCAATATCTGACGAAATGGAAAATGCTATCAGATTGTGGGATAAGATGTATTCAGATAATGCTCCATGGTTACACGAACCTGACGGTAATAGTCCAATTAAAGTTGCATCTTTAGGACTTCCAGCTATGATTGCAAGTGAAAAAGCAAGAACAGCTTTACTGGAATTTAAGTCAGAGATAACAACACCAACGGAAGAAGTTGAAATTGATAATCCAAATTATACTGAACCTGATATTTTTGGCAATATATTACCAAGTTCAGAACCACCAACAATTATAGAAGATAGACCAATTGGCAATACTGAAAGAGCTGATTATCTTAATAGGCAGTATAAGAAATTAAAAGATAAATTAAGAGTAGAAATTGAAAGTGGTATCGCTAAAGGTGGACTTGTCATAAAACCGTATTTAATGCAGAATAGTTCCCCTGATGCAGAAACCACTTATACAATAGAATTTGATTTCATCGAGGCGGATGCTTTTTTCCCATTAGGTTTTGATACGACTGGAAGAATTATTGAAGCGGCATTTATTGAAGAAATGACCGAAAAGGATAAAATATATAGACGTATAGAGCATCACACATGGGCTGGAAATAGTGTTACCATTGAAAATAAAGCATTTGTAACAACTAATACTAATACATCTTCCATGAATAGTGACACAATGATTTTAGGAAAAGAAATAAAACTTACTGATGTGCCACAATGGTCTAATATGCAAGAAAAGACGACAATAAATAATGTTGACCGTCCACTATACGCGTATTTCAAAATGCCCATAAAGAATACTGTAGATAAATCAAGTAAACTTGGTATAAGTGCTTTTGAACGTGCCAAAAAACTTATAAAGGATGCTGATGAACAATATTCGAGATTGTTATGGGAATATGAGGGTGGTGAACTTGCAATTGATATTGACCGAGATGCACTTAGGTCCGATGTGGATGAAAACGGGCATATAAAAACAAGCATGAATCACAGCCAGGAAAGACTTTTCAGAAAAGTTGACCTTGGTAGTACAGGTGACACTTATCAACCTTATGCACCATCTTTAAGAGATACAAGCTATATACAGGGACTTAATACAATACTCATGCGTATAGAGGACGTTGTGGCATTGAGCAGAGGTACACTTTCAGACGGAGCACAGGAAGCAAGAACCGCAACAGAACTAAAAATACTGAAACAGCGTTCATATCAAGCTAATGCAGATATTCAACAAACAATACAAACAACACTTGATGATGTGATATACATAATGAACGTATATGCAAGTCTTTATGAAATTACACCGGAAGGTGAATATGATGTATCATATGAATGGGATGATAGTATTCTTGTTGACATTGACACCGAACTTGGAAAACGCATTACACTTATGCAGAATGGACTTGCAGGTAAGGTTGAAAACAGGATGTGGTATTTTGGTGAGACTGAAAGACAAGCAAGAGAAGCCCTTGCACAAATTGATGCTGAAAACATGTCTGACATGCAGAATGATTTGGCTATGCAAGCAAACCAAATGCAATTAGGTGCAACCAATAAAATAAATCAGCAACAACAGATTTCAAAGGCAAAAGTAGATGAGGCGCAGTCAAAATCCAATATTAAGGTTGAAGAAAAGGAACAGCTCAATAAATTAAAAGATGGCAAAAAATAAAGTTGTGGGAGATAGTATTAAATGAATCTTGACAATAAAATTGATAAATTGCTTACAAGACAGCAAAAAATCAATACTTTTGTAATTAACAAAATTGCTAAGAGGGTAAAAGATATTGGAGAGCTTTTACCCTCTGATATTATGTCATTAAAACAATTACAATTAAATAGCCAAGATATACAGGAAATAACTGAACAAATAGCTATTATTTCCAATAAACAGTTTACAGACATTAAACAATTAATCGAAGATATAGCAATTTCCATGTATGTGAATTCCGAGGATATGTATATTTTCCGACATATGGATATAATTCCATTTGAAAAGAACGAGCATTTGCAAAGAGTTGTTAAGGCAGTTCAAAACCAAACGCTTGGAGAATATTCAAATCTATCTAAAGCACAGGCGTTTATGATTAGAAACAGGAAAACAAATACATTTACACCAACTTCAATTGCAAAAACATATCAAGAGGTAATTGATACAGCTATACAGAGTACCCAGAGTGGTGTCACTGATTACCAAACATCTATGCGTAATGTGCTAAAGCAACTAAACGACAGTGGAATTAAAATGATAAGCTATGATACTCCAAGCGGAAGACCTTATGTACAAAGTGCAGAAGCCGCAGTAAGAAGAAATATACTCGATGGTGTACGTGCTATAAATCAAGGTGTGCAGAATGAAATTGGTAAACAAATAAATGCTAACGGAAAAGAAATAACAGTACATCTAAACTGTGCTCCAGACCATGAGCCAGTACAAGGACATCAATTTACCAATGAGGAATTTAATAAATTACAAAGTGGTGAATCTTTTCAAGACGTTAATGGACAAGAATTTGCTCCAATTGAACGTGCTATTGGCACATTGAATTGTCGTCATTTTACGTATTCAATAATCGTAGGACTTAATCCTCCTAATTATACATCTGAACAATTAAATGCAATGATTGAAAATAACCACAAAGGTTACACACTTACAAATGGAAAACATCTGACTTTGTATGAATGTTCACAGATGCAACGACAATATGAACGTAATATCCGTAAAATGAAAACAGGAGAAAAAATGGCAAAAGAAGCTGGAGATGAAAAACTTGAACAATATTATGTAAACAAGAAAAATAAACTGCTTAAGGAATATCAAAAGTTTTCTAATTTATGCGGTTTACGCATGAAACAAAACAGATTGGTAATTTAATAGTTTACATAAAAAATATAATTGTATATAATATAATTGTAGTGAGCATAGCTCCTTTATACTATTTATAGCAGGTATAATGGCAAGTCACTCACTAACCATATACCTGCAATGAAAGAAGGGAGATAAAATGCAAGACTATTCTTACCTTATTGGAGCTTTAGGTTTAGTTCTTACAGTATTCAATATAATAGACAAAATTTCACAGTTTAAGGCAAAATTGGATAAGCCTGAAATACAACAAAATGAACGTATCCAAGCATGTGAGGATAAATTAATTTCTCACGAAGCTAAAATTGAAAAACTTTCAAGGTCTTTGGATGATAAAGGTAAGCAAATCAAAACGATGCAGGATACCAATCGAATATTTGTTAAATCGTTATTAGCATTACTATCTAATAACCAAACTGAAAAAGAAGAAATGTATAACAATTTACATGATTATTTGGTCAACCACATGGATAATTCCATGTATTGATATATAGTCCAGCATAAAGACGTTTAAAGAATGCACATTTGTCCAAACTGTAATGGACGGTTAAATATAACAGCTATAAAGAATGTGAGGAATGAAAGAATGGTAATTAAGGAACTTTTTGAAAAAGCGGAAAATGGAACTTTGACATTTGAACAGTTTGAATCTCTTATGAAGGAGAGTGGTGCCAATTTCAAGGATTTGTCCACTGGTGAATATGTATCCAAACATAAGTATGATGATGCACTTGAGGCAAAGGACAAAGAGATTGAAACACTTAATAAAACAATAGGTACAAGAGATACAGATTTGGAAACGTTGAAAACAAAACTTTCCGAAGCTGGTACAGATGCAGAAAAACTGAACACGCTTACAGATGATTTCACCAAGTTGCAGGGCAAGTATGATGAAGATGTGAAAGCATATAAAGAACAGCTTAAAAAGCAGGCTTATGAATTTGCAGTTAAGGAATATGCTAACACACTTAACTTTTCAAGCGCCGCCGCAAAACGTGATTTCACACAGTCCTTAATTAGAGAGAATTACAAGATGGATAATGGTAAAATTATGGGAGCAGAAGATTTCAGGGTAAAATATGAATCTGAAAATACAGATGCTTTCAAGGCAGTTGAACCTACACCAGCTCCACAACCAACACCGGAGCCTACACCAAAGCCAGCATTTGTTAACCCTACTCCTGGAACACCTAATCCAGCACACGTATCACTTTCGCAGATGATGCAAGCAAAGAATGAAAACCCAGATATGACGGTAACATTTTAAGGAGGTAAAATATGTCACAGTTTGATTCAAAAATTTTTAACGGAGAAGTATTTCAAAAGTACGTTGACAGAATTCCTAATACTAAGCTTAATGAGCTTGTAAAGTCAAGGGCAATAAGACAGAGACCTGACCTTGTTGGGGTTATGGCAGACCAGGTAGGTGGTAACTATATTACAACACCTCTTAAGGGACTTATTTCCGGTTCTGTTCCAGTAAACTATGATGGTCAGACAAATATCACATCAAACGGAACAAAGACTTTCAGTCATTCAAGAGTGGTTGTAGGTAGAGCAAACGCTTGGACAGAAAAGGATTTCTCTTACGATATTACAGGCGGCGAAGATTTCATGGAGAATGTCGCACAGCAAATCTCAGAGTATTGGGATGAAATTGACCAGGAGACTATCGTGCATATTCTCAATGGTGTATTTAAGATGCAGGATGCCGCAGGTCAGGAATTCGTAAATAAGCATACTTATGATGTAACAGGTATGGAAAACTCAGAAGGCAAAAAGGGTCTTATGGATGCCACTACTCTTAATACTGCTATGCAGAGAGCTTGTGGTGATAATAAGTCGAAGTTTTCACTTGCAATTATGCACTCAAAGGTAGCAACAGACCTTGAGAACCTCAAAGTACTTGTATACCTCAAGTATAATGACGCAAATGGAATGCAGAGAG